GAACCATTGGGGTATATGAGGGGGCGGACGTTCGAGAATACATTAATTATCGCTGACGAGATGCAAAATTCTACACAGAACCAAATGAAAATGCTCCTCACACGTGTTGGTGAGGGAACAAAACTGGTTATCATGGGGGACCCACAACAATCCGATCTTGGAAGTGATAATGGGTTGGCTAATCTCATATACCACATGAGTATATATGACACGGAGTATATCGAATATGTAAAGATGGAGGAAAGTGATATTGTTAGACACCCAGCAGTGAAGGAAGTCCTCAAAATATTACAAAATTAGAACTCCTCTAGTTTGTATTTTTCCACCCTTTTGACTAGAATAGAAACATTCAATTGTGTTCGCATGATTCTCTTATCGAGGGCTACCTTTTCGCGTTCATAGTGTAGTAACTCTTTATTCCGTTCTTGAATATATTCGAGTTCCTGTTCGATAGCCATGTATTGACCAGCAAGTCTAAGATTCGTCGGTAGATTTTTCATATCATGTTCAAGTTTTTGGCACTGGAGGGAGATTTCTTCAATTTTATGGTGATGATCCATTCTTATACTGAGATGTGGATTCAACTTTAAACTCATTTCATTATGAAAAAAATTCTCACCTTATATTAAATGTCTCAGATCATGAAAGCTGGGATGCAGGGTAGCTCAGTGTATCAGGGTATGACTAACACCAATGGTCGGATAATGACTGTCAGTCTGACCTATGGTCAGATTGTTCTCATAACAATGCTCGCCGCCTCTTACCTCGTTGTGGCGTCTATCGGTATCAACATGTTCAATCGTTGCACTGAACTCAAGGGGGTGACGCTTCAAGAAAACTTGAACAAGTGGATAGTTGCAACTCTCGCGATTGCCATAGCTATCCCGTGCACACTATTTACTGTTCGCATGGCTGGAAGTAAGCTTTCAGGTTTAATGATGCTTCTCTTCGCCATCTTTGGTATCGTAGCAAGTGCTGGTGTTCTCAACTGGAACTCAAAATGTGCCGCTGTTAAGGAAGACGAAAAGATCTATGGTGGTATCAACATGGCTGTGTTCATCGTCATGCTTTTAGCTTCTTTCATGGTACTGCGAACACCTAAAGCAAAACAATTCTAAAGTACTATATGGATGAAACCAATTGTTAATAATATTTACACGCTCCTAATGTTCTTGGCCTACGTGATGCGCAGGGCAGGGACATTTTCAATGCAAGAAAAAGTTGAAATGATTGAATTTTTGAGTTACATGGCACTCAACCCAAACAAAGTCAGTCTACCATTCTTGAGCTCAGCCTCAGGTTTGAGTTTTCCTTCTCAAGATACTCTTCAAGGTGTATAGTTGCACGATAAATCCAACGGATGTATACACAGTGGATATGTTCATACCAAACTTTCTGTATTGATATATTACCCAGAGGAAACTTGCCACCAAGGCCATATACAACATTTTCTCATCCACCACCTGTTCCTCTTGTTTATTGACCCGGTCGTACATTTGTAAAAAACCCATACCAAATGCTACACTGGAAATTATTTCGTTCAGATCCATTATATAATATATACCTATATTATATAATGGATATATTTTTAGAAAAGTTTGCGGGAAAGATTGACACGAAAAGTCTTTTGAAAACTATAGAAGAACTCAAAACTGAGTATCTCGACGATGGTATCACCAAGGAAGATTTTCCTCCGATCATCAGTTGTCTCATGATGCAAACCATGAAATTCAAGAAACTTACAGGTGTTCAGAAAAAGAAATTAGTCGTCGGTATTCTCAACCACTTTATTGAAGGTATCGATGACGGTGAAAAGGATAGCGAGTTTGAAGTTATTCTCAAAACAATGGTTCCACCAATCATCGATGGATTCGCTTCCATGCTAAAACTGAGAAACAGTTTACCCAAATGGCTTCAGTGCCTATCCCCTAAAACTAATTAAGGCCAAGTCTAGTACCTTTACTATATGAGATTTCCTTCTCTAGAAGTTATGATCCAATACGGAATATACACAGTAAAGGAGCTCACACGTTTTTCCAAAGGTTTAGTTTCAAAAAAGAAGATTCAAGTCCTAAGTGAGTGTGTGAAGTGTGATTTTGTGTACAGTGGAACATCCTGTCTAAACTGTACAATATGAAATACTGTACAGTCGTGGGTTCCATGTCCAAGGGGCCCTCAATAGAGAGTAATAATCACATGTGTGCCGAAAGACAGCTCATCAAACAACTGTATCGGGAATGTCTGACGAAAGGTCACAAACCGCATCATTTCTCCGATTGGGTGCATAGAAAGTATGGGTATTTGATAGTAGGTCGGAAAACTGTGTACGGTGACGGTATATCATTACCTTGTGTCTTGTGTAGAAAGACGATGGAGAGGTTTGATATATGTTGGGTCGCACACGACGGGGAACAGTGGATTCATAGTAGAAAAACCGAAAATTTACCACAATCAGTTCCAACAGCTAAACAAAAAAGATTACTTGGTTTTGGAAGTGATGATAAGACCTAGCGCTGATTCAAGATTATTGTGATTACGTTTCAGTGGTTTATTTCTTTTTAGTTTTAGCGCGTTGTTGTTATTAGAATTAGCATTCTTTATTTCATCCATCTTTTTCGTGTTTGAAACAAAGGGTATCACATTGTCCTTGTAGGGTTTTGTGACAACATCAACCTTTTCATGTTTGTCTACAGTCTGATTTTCTCTAAACTCTTCTATAGTCATGTCACCACCGAATACTTGTAGAGTGTACCGACTGGGTGCGGGTTTTACATGACCAGATTGACTATACATTCTTCGTCTCATCATTATGATGTTTCCACAAATAATACCACCCCTAGTTAAACCATATTTATCTAATGCCCACGATTTCATACAACTCCATGAACAAAAATTACCTGTCGTCGTGAATATTTTTCGCTTATCATCGTATTTGTAGGGTAATTGTAAAGGTGCTCCACCAAATGAGTGACAACACCACCAACACCACATGGTTAAAAATTATTTTTTATCTTTAACTTACTGTGCAGGACTAGGTCCAGGACTGGGTCCAGGATTGGCACAAGCATCTGCGAATCCCAAGATGTCAGTGGTATCTAAATAAGTATTGAGGACTTCTTCCTTTTCTAAATTTTTAAAGTCAAAAAGTGAGTAAACTTCATCGGCATCGTATTCGGCAATCTTATCCAAAAGTGCATCTTCATCAACCGCCTGACATAATTGTGCTGGGGTGGGACCAGGGCTTAAAGCTTTTTTGAGTTCAGAAGCTTCCATAAACTTCAAGAAATGAGGAGCAGTATTCGGAATCAAACCACCGACATACCCCGCAGAGGAGGCAGAGGAAGATAGACAACAACATAATGCGAGAACAATGAGAACTTCTGACATTTTTATATATATATATATCGTATATTTTATTTCGTGAACCTCGTCTCTTTGACAAACAATCACCACTAACTTAAAGAGATTTTCAGTCTTTATGTTAATGATTCTTAGCATCGATGTCGGTATAAGGAATCTCGCGATGTGTCTACTGGATGATAAAAACAATAACCGTGTCGAGAATTGGGACGTTGACGGTATCCCCCCGGAACATAAAAACGGTATATATGTCTCAATGAGAGACCACCTAGACGCTCGACCTTGGATCCTAACAGCTGATACCATTCTCATAGAGAAACAACCTGATCGCAATAAGAAGATGATTTCAGTTATGCACTTCCTTCACGCGTATTTCATCATCAAGTGCCCGAAGGCGGAAACAATCCTCTACGATGCCCGACATAAGATTCCAGATGTCGCCGGTCCCGGTAAAGCTCAATACAACAAAAGGAAGAAGGCTGCCATAGAGAGATGTGAAGCCTTCATTCGTGATGGCACAAATAACAAAGATTGGTTAGAAACGTTTCTAAAATCCAAGAAAAAGGACGATCTCGCTGACACTGTGATGCAGGCTCTCAGTTTTGTAAACAGGGTTGAGGTTTTACCGAAATCCAAAAAGAAAACAACTAAACTCGTGGCTCGTAAACCGAATGAAAACCAGAAGAGAACGAAGTATTCGAAGTGTAATCTTGCTTGGATTTATCTAAACAAAGTGGAATGTGAAGTTCTCGAAAACAATAAAAGGTTTATGAAAGATTTAAAAAGATACTTTACAAATCTCAACGACTTGATTGAAGAGATAAATGCATAAAAATTATACCAAAAGAGCACAAGAGAACCGGTTTCATTTAATTTGTGAGGTACTTGTAGAATGAAGATTCACATCGTCGGTGCCGGCCCAACAGGACTATCACTCGCTTGGGAGATTGTGAGATCCGGTGACCATGATGTCACCATATATGAACGAAAAACATCAGGTGGTGGTTCTTGGTGGGAACCGGATACAGAACTTAGAGACATTCACGCTCACAGAGCATTGTTTGACAGGGGTTTCATAAATACTCAATCATTCCTAAGCGAGATGAACCTTGAGTGGAATGAGCTCTTCGAAAAAGTTCAACCAGATATTTACAACTACATTTTAAAAAACTTTAAATTCCAAGACTACACAACCCTAGTGAAAATGTTTTTCGATGTCACCTTACACCCAGAAAAATACAAAACAATTTCTTTGAAGGAGTGGACAGAGACAAAGTTGTCAAAGGGTGGTAAAAAGGTGATAGAACATTTACCCATAAACATTGACGGTGTCACGTGGGATCACATGTCCACATTCGAGTTTATAAAGACGATGGATCATATATTCTTTTCGAATATGTATACCCAAAAAGTTTCAGGTAAAGTCATGAATGACGCGATAGAAGAAAAACTTTTGGATTCTGGTGTAAACTTTGTATTCGGTTCAGAACTCGCAGATGTGGAATACGAAGATGATGGATACAAAGCCAGTTTCAGTGATGGAACAATCATAAACGATGGAATGTTATTCTTGTGTATCGATAACAGCCCTGCTTTAAAATTAATCGGTGACAATTGGGGTCCACACGCAGAAAAGAAGATACGTAGCGCGACGTATGGTTCCATCTGTGTTTTACTAGACTACGACGAATATTTGGAAACTGAACACGAATTCGAAACACTCGTCAATACTAAATGGAATATTCTAGTTTCAAATTTACCAGGCACTAACACAGTTTCGTGTGTTCTGTGTGACTTGAATAAAGAAATTCTCTCCAGTGAACCTGATATCCTCAAACGTGAAGTCCTTCACCAATTGGGATTACCCACACCGAAAGAAATTAGGATAGGTTGGGGGAGTGAGTGGAGCGGTGAAAAGTGGGAGTTTTCACAGTCGTCGGGGGTCTTGGGTTTACATGGACAGGTTCCATTTTTTGGAAAATGTCCAAAGGTTGCTCTGTGTGGTATGATGTCACACAGGAATACACCCTTCTCGAGTATAGAATCCGCCGTAGAAGTTTCCAGAACTCTGAGTCATGAGTGTTTCGGTACACGTCAGCCGCTCAAACCCATACTCCTTTCACAGGTGGTAACAATTTTGTTAGTTTTACTTATAGTTTTAATTCTAATGTATCGTACTAAGAATCGATGAGGTTTATGGCTGAAGTATATGAAGCGATGTATGAATACAATGACAAACACTATTTTAGGGTCATAGTCCCAGAGAAAATGACCGACATTATGGCAAGGTTACAGATGTCTTCTAGTCGTTTTATCCAAAATAGAAATGTAGAGAATCCCCTAGATGGTCGAATATTGAAAATTAAGATTCCATTCCGTTATAGGAGAGTGATGTGCAACGTCGAGGGACGTCCTATTCAGTCTCTAATAAAGGGGGATGTCATAGATGTGAATGTTGATTTTAAGGGGGTGTGGAACATTGAAAATCATTCAGGCTTTTCTTGGGTGCTCTCCTCTTCAATCTTTTCGGGCTCGTCAGTTGATTGAGAGGGATCACGTGGGAGATCGAGGGTCTCCAAACCACCCCTCTTCAAATCCCTAAATGTTTGGAGCATACCCTGAAGCCTGAAGACTTCTTGGGTCATCTGCTCGATATTTTCGGTAATCTTTTTAATGTTTTCGTCAATGTTTACAACCGGCATTTACTTATTTAAAGTTTCAAGTCTTTAAATGAGTAACTATGGGTAGCCTCACACGGAGCGGTTACATCACCAATAGCACAGAAGTGGGTATTTTTAAAAAAGAACTTACTGTAAGACCTATCGTAAATGGAGACTTTGGGTTTCCTCCACCACCTTTCAAAGTTTTCAGAACAACTAAGAATGGAATCTGCGTTCCAAGATTCTACGGAACTGATAGGGTTGGAGAGCCAAAACAAGATAGACGACCAGAACCAGCAAAAAATACAGCCAAATTCACGGGACAACTCCGCGACGCTACAAACCAAAACGAGGCATTTAACGCCGCAATTCAAGCAGGCCATGGTGTCCTGTCTTTACCATGTGGGTATGGGAAGACGACGGTATCCTTGGCCATAGCCTGTAAACTTGGGTATCGCACAATGATTGTGGTTCACAAACAATTTTTAGCTGACCAATGGAGGGAAAGAATTCAACAGTTTTGTCCGGGTGCCACTATAGGTATAGTCAGACAAGACAAGAAGGAGGTCAACTGTGATTTCGTGATAGCGATGCTACAATCCCTCTCCCTAAAGGAATATTCGTATGACGATTTCGATACTATTGGAACACTTATCGTTGACGAAGCACACCACATATGCGCAAAAGTTTTCAGTCAGAGTTTATTTAAAATGTGTCCAAAACACATCTTCGGCCTCTCTGCGACACCCGAGAGAAAGGATGGTCTCACCAAAGTGCTTCATTGGTTTATGGGTCCAACCTTTTTCGCGGTGGAGAGAAAGAATCAAGATCAAGTTGAAGTTTTTCCCATCACATTCGATTCCCCGAGTTATAAGAATCCACCCCCCAGTATGAGAAATGGTAAAATATCCATGCCAAACATGATTACATATCTAGTCGAGGATAGAGTGAGGAACAAAATGTTAGTGGAACTCGTAAAAAAAGCTTCATATGGGACACGTCAGTTACTGGTCCTCAGTGATAGGAGATTGCATTGTGAACTACTTCATCAATGTTTCCCAACAACTTCTGGTCTGTATATGGGGGGTATGAAGGAAGCTGCCCTCCAAGAGTCTTCAAAAAAGAAGATAATCTTCGCTACATTCAGTCAAGCCCACGAGGGTCTAGATATTCCAACCCTCGATACTGTCATTCTAGCTTCCCCCAAATCTGATATCACTCAAAGTATCGGTCGTATCATGAGGGAAACCAAAGGAAAGAAAAACAACCCCCACATCTACGATATTCACGACCCGTGGTCGGTGTTCACCGCTATGTTCTACAAACGATCGAAAATATATAGGAACGGGGGATTCAAAATTCATGGAAAATTTGTAGAAGAACAAAAGGATACTTTTCCCAGTGGGAAGTGTTTAGTTAATTTAAAATGAGGGAAAACCCCAAAGTAGATTACCATTTATGCCCTGATAGAATCAGAGACGGCTAATAATATTACGCCAACGATGAACGCTATGATGACATAATTTAATTCAGTATCTTCATCACCCAACGGCCCCTTCTCGGGCTTGGTTTCACTGACAACTACCTGTTGTCGTGGGGGAGGTGGTTCTAGTTCCTCCAGCGGACAATACGCTATCATTTATAATATACTTTAGAGATTTATTTCAGTCTTCTTTTTACGTCGAACCCTCTTGGGTTTTGACGCGTCGACATTCACTTCCTTCACCTCACCCCCGGTAGATTCGCCTGAAATAGAGACGATGTCAGAGAATTCATCCTCATCCTCGATTGTTGGGGTGGAGGTGGTGAGAGTAGTGTTCATCGGGGGTGGAGGGGGCATCATAACACCACCCATCAAACTGGAAATATCCATACCGGGTCCCCTCATTTCGTAATTACCGGTCCCCCCGATTGGTGGTTCTCCTGTATTTTCACCAGGGTTCCTATTAGTGTTTTGAACCGCCGACATCATGTTCTTCACCAAATCGGGGTTTTGCTTGAGGACGTCATTCATGTTTGGTATCGCAGTCTTAAACATACTGTTAGTCAAGTGGAACATCATCGCCGAACCCCCGAGCATCATGATTAACTTCACCTCTGGTGCGACATTGACCTTGGATCTATACTTGACATACAATTCCTCAAATACAGTATCATAGTCATCAACATTTTCCATTATGGATTCAGACCAACCCTCCAATTGAACCTCAAAGGGGTTGTATCTCTTGTTGAGAAACTCTAGACCAGTGACACAAGCCACTAACATACGCCTCGAGAATCTAATAGAGTGTTCTACATCTATGCTGTAAGTAATCCGTTTAACCTCGGCACGGAGTTCATCCACATTCGAATACGCGGTGAGACGTTTGTTCACAGTAAATCCCTTCTTCTCTAGACGAGCAAGTTTATTTAGAAGATCCGACTTTTCTTCATCTATGGAAGTATACCCTTTGGAAGGTTTCTCCTCCTGCATTTCTGGAGCACCCATATTATCCTCATCGTAGCCCATGTCGTCCTCCCCGTAATCAATTTCCTCAGTCTGTGCCGTGTGGTTGGGGACGGACTGCTTGTTAGGATTTACAAAAGCATCCATCGCTTCCTGGTGTTGTACAGGTGGTCGTGGTCCATACGAGGTTTTCTGAGGACGCTGCACTGGTCTATGCTGTGGAACAGAAATCTCTATCTCGTCCATAAGCGCCTGTTCATCAGCATCTAATTTCATAACAGTTGTGTGTCCTCTATCAAGAATGATATCTTCGTCCATCTACTCTCTCTGTAGAAACTAAAAAAATTATCTTTAACGCACTTTAAAAAAATCTAATTATATAGTAAAAATGTTCAACCTTAACAAAACCAGTCGCAACGGCTTGATGTACATCGTGGTCCTCATGTCTCTCATCTCTGTTCTGGCAATCATACAGGGTGGGTCCAGCAATTATCAACCCAGGCCAATCACCGTCAATGCTATCAGTGAAAAATCTATTTTTGATCTCGAGCATAAAGAAGAATGTGTCCCTGGGTCCCCCAAAGGTAGCCCTTACACCAAGTCTCTCACCCCGGGTGGACTCTGTGGTGCTCAAGATCTTGTGAGTGCTCACGCTGGTTATTCCATCACAGACGGAATTGGTGGATCTTTAATCTAAGTGTATATAAATGGTGCACCCAATCCCAGATCTCAATTACGAGTATCACACAATAACTCTTGATTCTACTGGACAAAGTGCCAATACTTTTACATGCTATTTGGAAAACCCACTGCAAAATGTTGTTCAGGCTAAACTTGTGGCCTCCCACATCCACACAAAAACGTCGAATCAACATATCTATATATCCATCAAGGAACTCGATAGTAACTTCAACGATAGGGCAACCATGACGTTAAATGGTGCAGGCACAATCGGTAAGGTTAGAGGATCTTTTGCGAGCCTCATTTCTGATATTACAGCAGTAGGAACAAGTAACCATATCAATAACTTCAAGGATGATTATGATGTGAGCACACAATATATCAACCCAATTCGTCGTGTTGGCCGATTCACAGTCAATATTTATAATCAAGTGGGTGAACTTATTACACCCAACACCACAGGCACACCAAATTTTCTCATCATAAAATTTGTCTGTATGAAACCCAATATGTAATTTTTCTTGTTTAATTGTAACAAACGATGTCAGCCGGTATAACTCAACTTATAGCCGTCGGTGCCCAGGATGAGTATATCATGGGTAAGCCGGAGATATCGTTCTTTAGTTCCACATTCAAAAGACATTCTAATTTTTCACAATCCATTGAAAAACAAACCATTTATGGAGCGGTGAAAAATAATTCCATGTCAAGCGTTCAATTCGAACGATCAGGCGACCTTTTGGGGTACGTGTACTTCACTCTAGATGATACAAATCAGGCCCTGGATAGTCAGCGGTGGGATAACATCATCGACAAGGTCGAGCTTCTCATAGGTGGATCTGTGATAGACACACAGGATTCCATCTTTACCGAGAAGATCGCCATCGATACTTTTGCTCAAAACGTTTCTAAAAGTGCCAACGGAACACATCCAGGTGTGAGCGCACGTTCCTACTTTTATCCTTTACGTTTCTTCTTCTGTGAAGGTCCACAATGTGCTTTACCCCTCGTGGCGTTGAATTATCATAACGTCGAAGTTCGTATACATTGGGCTAGCCAGGCGTCCAATTACAATGTTGAAATGTATGCCAACTATTATTATTTGGACAATGAAGAGCGAGGAAATATTGCTTCCAGAAAACATGATCTCTTGATCACACAAGTTCAAAAGAATATAGCTTCTAATCACACCACCCAAGAATTGTACTTCAATCACCCTGTTAAGTATATAGCCTCCTCAGACACCACAACAGATGGCGCCCTGACTTCTCCAACCAACAAGGTAAAAATAACAATTAACGGTCTAGACCTGTGCACACCTCGATGGGGTAAACCACATTTCATAGATATCATGGCATACTATCACACCAATTTTGTCACTTCACCAGACTTTTTCTTGTACTGCTTTTGTCTTTCGACTAGTTCCCTACAACCAACAGGAACGTTGAACTTTAGTCGTCTAGAATCTGTAAAAATTGTCAGTGAAAGTATGCCCATAAACCACCCCATTTATGCAGTCAACTATAACATTTTACGCATAGAGAATGGGATGGCCGGACTTCTTTACGCAAATTAAAATCACAGATTATATTAAATGGTTAAGAATTTGCCGACGGTGGAGAGATCCACTAAAATCCGTTTTGGTAAACACGCACTAGAGGACCAGGCTGAAAATACAATTGTTTTCAATGCCAGCAATACTGAAATGCAAGCTACTAAACCCGGAGCCGTGTATCTCTCACCCATCCGATTCAGGGAAGATTTTTCTGATTCCCAAATTGTGCTTCTGATGTATGATAAAACAACCGGTGAAATAACAGAGTCGGGTTCCTCGGCGTCCACTGCTATTGAGCCCGAATTGTCATATGTGACTAGTTTCGGTAACACAACCCCTCACACGATCCAGTTTACTAATCCCACCACAGCATTCACCGCAGCTGGTAATGTTCATATAAATGGGGATTTAGCCAGTGTCGGTGGGGCATTTACCGGTGATGTATCCGGTGTCGCTGGGACATTTACAGGTGATGTATCAGGTGCGAGTATAACTGACGGAACGGGGACCTTGTCTGGTGGTGCATGGTCAGGTTCTGCAGCTACGTTGACGACCGCTAGAACTATCGGGGGTGTATCCTTCGATGGATCCCAAGATATCGTTCCCACCACATTTGGTACTATATCAGCTACTGATGGAACGTTCACTGGTAACGTATCTGCTGGTGGCACTGGGATATTTAGTGGTGATGTATCCGGGGTCAAGGGAACCTTTACTGGTGATGTATCCGGGGTCAAGGGAACCTTTACTGGTGATGTATCCGGTGCTGCTGGGACATTTAATAGTGATGTTCATATATATGGGGATTTAGATATTCAAGGAAATGTTCAATTTAGAAATGGAACCATAACCGAAATCAAAAATACAGATTTAGTTGTGGAGGACCGTATCATCGGTATCGCTCATAACAATACCCAAACTGGTCTGGATACTGGAATTATAATTAATTACCCCAATCAAAATGTGGGAATCATTCACCATGGTGATGAAAACCCCAAACGTTTATCAATTGGGTATACACAAAACTCTTCCACAGATACTGCCATCACAGCAGACTCTAACAACATCACCCTAGATGTTCTCGGTGATTTGAAAGTTCAAAATGATGCCCAAATTATTGGTGCTTTATCCACCACTACTATCACAGCTAGTGGTGTTGTATCCGGTGTCGCAGGAACCTTTATTGGTAACGTATCTGCTGGTGGCACTGGGATATTTAGTGGTGATGTATCCGGTGCCGCTGGGATATTTACCGGCGCAGTGTCAGGTACGAGTATAACTGACGGAACAGGGACCCTGTCTGGTGGTGTATGGTCAGGTTCTGCCGCTACTCTGACGACCCCAAGAACTATCGGGGGTGTATCCTTCAATGGTTCCCAAAACATCGATCTCCCAGGTGTAAATGAGGCTGGCAACCAAGACACTACTGGTTCTGCAGCTACGTTGACGACCGCTATAAATATCGGGGGTGTATCCTTCAATGGATCCCAAGATATCGTTCCCACCACATTTAATGCTATCTCAGCTACTGATGGAACGTTCACCGGTAACGTATCTGCTGTTGGCACTGGAACATTCACCGGTGCAGTTACAGGTGCGGGTTATAGCGGTGGTGCGATTCAAGGCACTACAGGAACCTTCTCCAGCACCCTTTCCAGTGCTGGATTCAACGCGGCGAGTGCCAACATTGATGGGAACCTGACCGTCAATACGAACGCCCTATTCGTCAATGCCACCGATAAGAAGGTTGGAATCGGGAAAACCCCAACAGCGAACCTGGATATTTTGGGTAACATCAGTTCCTCGACTGGAATCACGAGTGCGGCTGGGGGTATTACAGCTACAACTGGTCTCTTTACAGGTGATGGTGGTGGTTTAACAAATATACAGGTTTCTTCTTTAGCGAGTGACGTCATATTAGGAACCCATACATCTGGGGATTACGTGGCATCTCTCGTCGGGGGTGACGGTATCACTGTCGGTGCAGCTGCTGAGTCTGCTACACCAACAATCGCTGTTGACCTCAAAACGAATGGTGGTCTCGTTATAGAATCTAACCAAGTAGCCCTAAAGTTGGATGCTTCCAGTATCACAGGGACACTGGCAGTCACCGATGGAGGAACAGGTGTAACCACTAGCACAGGATCTTCAAATGTCGTATTATCTGACAGTCCAACCCTGACCGGGACACTCACAGGTGAAATCGCAGATTTTAGCGGTGTGCTCACTGTATCAGATGGCACATCCGCAGTGTCAACTACAACTGCTGCCCTAGTTGTATCGGGTGGTATAGGTGCAGTCGGTAATGTATATAGTGGTGACCTTTACGCTTCGGCGGGCCTAGATCACTGCTCTTACATTGGAACATCTAAAATCGGTTTTGACGGAACAAACACAGGACACGCAGCGTTTGCTCATTCTGGCAATATGACTGGAACTGCTTATGCAATCAAACAAGATAGTGCTGGGGCAACTAAATTAAATGCCAAAACAGGGCAGGGTATATCATTGGGAATTAATAATGTAGAAAAGGTGGTGGTGACGAGTGGTGGTGATTTCCGGGTAAATACAAACACGTTATGTGTGGATGCATCAGAAGCACGTGTTGGTATAGGCACAGATGCCCCAGCTGCGAACCGAGAGTTAGACGTTGTCGGTAACGTGTATGCGTCCCAAAATATCACAGCTGCTGTTAGTTTGAATGCCGGTCGTGTCACAGTCACAGATGGACTAATTATCAATGCTGGTAGTGTGACTAAAAAGTTTTACAGCTATAGTGGCACTATAGCACACAACACAGACCTCACAGCAGCTGGTGATGGTATCAAACTCACATTTTCGTCCAGAATCTTTTACGCTAAAATTGTTGCACACTTGGTCGAGGATACCGTAGAGTTTAGTAACATGTCCCTAGAAGTTGGTGGTGGAAGTAGAGCTGGTGGATCAAGTCCCAACCTGAAACTTGGATCCGTGTCAGTCTTTGGTAATACAAGCACAAATCCGTGGAACTCTACACCCGATGTGTCAACAACGGCGGGTGCGATTATCATTAAACCCTCGTCCATTATTAATGATGGTGGCGCAGCCAGTGGCACACCAGACGCTCTATACAACCTGTTTATCGAATACATAACCCCTGACGCTACGAACGGTAAGTTGCTCACTATCCATCAAGGAACAACAGCGGTTAAAACATTCAATTATTAAAATCTTCTTAAATTATAATGGATATTTCTAAAAGTTTGGAAACGATACGCGACCTCTCGCATTTTGAAAATCAATCGGTTTATAGATTTATACCACCAGATTTACATACATACGATTCCTCGCTTGTGCACATACAACGATGCATGAAATCACTCGATTCACCAATTGAATGTGATACCCTAGGACATCTAATAAAATTGAGAGAACCATGCAAACTTATACAGGAAAAGAAAAAAGTCATATTTCGTAATTGTGGAGAATATGTTGTGAAGGAGAGGATAGATGATTCTAATTTTACAATTGAAAAAACAAACTCCTTACCAAACTTGGTCGTTTTAGAAAAAGTTGAAGATGTTAAAATAAAGTGTTTGAATGAGGATTCAGTACATGCATTATCTGTATTTGCAATCCAGGAAATTGATAAAGAAATTACAGAAATAAAATCCAAAATGTTACCTCGTGTAAATCAAAAGGTACTCAATGCTAGAATTAGTATAATAGAAAACATACTCGCATCCATCTCCATGCGCATTGACAAATTAGAAAAATTATAAAGTAATGATAGATGAGCAGTGACATTAACGTTCAAACATTCTCAGGGAAGGTTAATATCAGCAACAATCTGAAAGTTGGGTCTGGTCACCTCTTTGTCGACACTCTAAATAACCAAGTGGGTCTAAACACCAACGATCCCCAAGCGAATCTCCATGTCAATGGAAATACTTACGTACACACCAACTTTAGGGTTGGGTCTGGGATCGTGATGAATGAGACCAGTGGTCGAATCACTGCTGGATCCTTCGTGGGGGATGGGTCAGGTCTAGACAATCTCAACACCGACAGTGGCTCTTGGGTCAATGGGGTCAGCTCCAACGTTCACTTGGCCACCACTGGGGATTCAGTGGGGATTGGGACGGATACTCCTCTGGCAAAGTTGCACGTAAATGGTGATATTCAATTAAACGATCCTGAGCACCCGGATGGTTTTGGTATATATCACGGAAATCACTCGACATTGGATTACTATGATACTCTTTTAGCGAAATCCTTAAGACGAACTGCTGATACCACGTTTGAGATGCAATCGGATGGTTCTCATGCTGGTTTTAGTGCTATGGATATGCAACTTAGAGCTCTAAAATTTTATACCGGAACAACTGCTTCACCCAGTTCGGTTGATGTGAATATAACAGATTTACCTTCATATGAGCGAATGTGCATTCTCAGCAGTGGCAACGTCGGTATTGGGACGACAAGCCCAGATGACAAACTCCATGTGAACGATGGTAATCTCAGAATATCCGCAGCAGGTGGTGGTGGGCTATACGATAATGGCTACCAATGGTTAGAATGTGATAATGACGCGTCTTGGTATAGATTGGCGAGGACAGCAAAAACCAGCGGTATCGCTTGTTATAACGGCATCGCTATCAATGATCAGGGTGGTCTCGTCGTGGGTTCGTGGGATAACCCGAACACTCTCGGGGTGGGGAATGGTAAGTTCACAGGCACTGTTACGGCGGCCACTTTTAGTGGGGCACTCAGTGGAACCGCAACCAATGCAACCAACGTTACTCTAGCCGCCTCTGATACAGATGTAAATCATTCAGTTACATTTTCAAGTGGGGCAACAGGAAGTCAAGCTCTAAAGACGGACCCTGGTCTCGTATATAATCCAAGTACTAATATTTTAACAACAAGCGTTTCTGG